GCATATCAAAGTTTTTATAATCTAGAGCTGACGCATTAAATACTGGATTGCCCGAAACTTCATTATAAGTCCATTTAGGAGTTATAGGGGTTCTTAAGTAATACATTTGAACGCCAGTAGTTATTGTATCTGGAAATATCTTAAAACCAGTCCCTACTCTAGTATACACTGGGTATGACGTTGAGTTTGAAACCAATGGGGTATTGTTTAGTTTGTTTATATCTAATTTAGAAACCTCCTCGATGTCTGTGGTATTATACATCAATCCCTCTACTCTATGAACATCAGTAACTGCGTAAGTCCAAGTCCCAGAAGATTTAGTCAATGGCGCATATTGTGCATACCTATCTATTCTTTCTCTTAAGTTCTTTGGTAAATCTGCAAACTCTCCACCAGTAAGTCTGTTAACTTGTTTTAAAATCAATCTATTATATGAGAAAAAGTCTTCCTCAAATATAGAACGCTGAGCCATTTCAGCAAAAGAATTAAACTCTGATGGAGTTAAATATCCTCTACCGTCTTTGCTCATAAAGAACAATACCGTACTCCTAACCTTATCTATCATTATAAAAATAGTTTATTTCTTGCAAAGATACGAAAATAAAAAAGTGATTAATTTACATAAAAAAAAGGGATAAAATTAATTACCCCTTTTAAAGTTTGCGCACTATTAAAGCCTATGAATAATAAGGCGACTTTTCTAATCTAACTTAGCCTTGATGAAGTCTAGTAAAAGCTGACCTTCTTTACCTTTGAAGTACCTTGCTAACGAATCAAATTCATCATCTCCATGAGGAACGCTTAATACCACATCTTTACCGTTGTAGAATCTTCCACTTGTAGAATCATATTTTAAGATGTCTTCTGATACAGCTTTAATACCATAACCTCTAAGACCAATCATATCATTCGTTGCTAACTTTAAAAACATCTCTGGATAGTCACTTGCGTAGATTCTTAAATCTCTCTTCATTTCTGAACTAGACATTTTAGTTGCTTCACTTCCGTAAATAGATAGTGCAATGTTTTCAAGTTCTGTTAGTTTTAATTCCCTAACAATTTTAGCAGCCTCAAACTGTAGGTCTAATTCTACTAATTCTTCTTCAGCTTCTTTCTCTGGGTCAAATAATTCAAACAACATTCCATTCTTTGGATGCAAATCTAAAAACTTTTGTAGCGTTGGATTCGTGTGAGGAACAACTAATACTCCGTCTTCAAATACAATACTTCCCAATGTTACTTCTCCTGTTTGTTCTGGAATAAATACACTCTCTTGATTTGTAGCATACCTCATCGGTTTTAAGGTATTTGTTTTTTTATCGTGGTATTGAAGAGGTAAGTCTCCTTTGTGACGATTAGATAGTGTGTACGTTAATGGTCTTGAACCATCTTTAAGCATGTAGATTTTGTTCTTAACTTCTTCTACAAGCGCAGCTTTTTTTACTGTTGCCATTTGTTTTAATTTAAAATTTTATTTTATTAAGGCGATTATCACCGTTATTCTGCAAAGATACAAATTATGTTATATAGAAAAAGGGGAGTACTACCTCCCCTTTAACTTTTATAAAAACATTACTACTATGCAGCAGCAGATTTCAACAATACGAAATTGTTTCTTCCCATTACAGTAAGACATCTTTCAGACAACAAGTGAAGTTCGTTAGCATCTAAAGAAGATGTTGTAGCTCCACCAGCACCACCGACAACCCATGCTTTATAACGTCTGTCCTCACCAGAGTTAGAACGATATTTAATGTGCAAGAATGGAAGAGTAGTGTTAGCTCCTAAGATATTATCGTAAACTGACATAGAACCAGCAGGACAGATAACACCGTTGATAGCAGAAAGACCAGTGATTGCTCCACGTTTAGTTGGGTCATTCAAATATTTCCAAGCTGTTTTGTGGAAAGTATAACCACCCCACATTACAGATTTGAAAGAAAGAGACAATGCCATGTTAGCATCGTTTCCAAACAAACCGTAAGACTGACCACCAGCGTAAGCAGAACCAGATACAGCATTGATAGAAGCCATTCCTTTGTCAAATGCAAGGTCTTGGTTACGTTTAGCAAACATCATGTTTTCAGCAATAGCTCCTTGAGCGTCAAGTCTGTTGATGATAGATTCGTAATCTACTTCGATGTCAGATATAGTACCTTCAAAGATATTTCCTTTAGATACAGCTTCAAAGAAACCTTCAGTACCTCTTAAACCAGCAGTGTAAGCGCCAGAAGTAGCTTCGATTTTCTTACCCTCAACCATAGACATCTCTAACAAGTCATCAAAACGCTGACGAGTTTTAGCTCTATCTTTTAAGTACCATAGGTAACCTCCACCGTATTCTGGAGCAACTTCAATCCAACCGATTTGAGTCATGTCAGAACCGTTAACAATATCCACATCTTTGATGATGATTGGTTTGTTTTCGAAAACGTTTGGATCTGTAGTCAAAGAAGTGTCTTGACCTAAAGTTCCTTTTCTAAATTCAGAACCAAATACGTAGATAGTCAATTGACTAGCAGTTGTTCCAACACCATATCCAGCAGCAAGTGTAGATACAGCTGTAAAGTTATCAGCAGCAACACTAGTTACAACACCAATATTTTCAACACCAGTTACAGTATTGTAAATCAATACAGTTTCATTTACTCTAACAGAGTGACCTACAAGAGAAGCACCAGAGAATACGTTTGCAGTTCTAGTAGCTGCTTTGTAGATTTTAGTCAAACGACCTTCTTCAGACCATTTTACAAGGTCAGAAGAGATAGCATATTCGCTACCGATTTTTTCCAATAAACCTTTTACAGATTGGTTTCCGTAAGTTTGGAATTCTTTTTCGTACAAGTCAGGCATGTACTGGTTTGTGAAGTTAAAGTCAGATGCTTCTAAGTAGTTAGAAGAAGTAACTTCTTTTTTTGGGCTAGGAGTAAAATTAACTCCAGGAACTGATAATATCGCCATTTTTTTATTTTTTTAAGCGTTTATAATAATTTGAACATCTTTGGCGATGAATTAGATGTTGAACTCACTTCTTTCTGACCCATGTCTATGTTCTTAGAATTTGATATGTCTGACTTAATAGCATCAGACTTTCCTAACTCATAAAAATGTTCAGCAAGTTTATCGGCATTTGCATAAGCATATAATCCCTTGTGATGTCCACTTGCATCTTTTAACATCCCCGTTTCTGCATCAACAAATTTTCCAATCAAATTCATAATGTCTTTTTGACTTTCCTTAACTTGAACCACGTCTGGAACATTGTAGGTCATTTTATTTCCCGCTACGTTGAAATCAAAACCTTTGAAATCATCAGAAAATAATTTATCAGTCAAGTTGACAAAATTCTCTTGCTGTTTAGCTTGAGCTTTTTGACTCTCTTCTTGTTGAGCATTAAAATTATCTAGTGTTGCTTTAGCCACTTTATAAGGTTCTGGTATCACGCTCTCGTCAAACCTTGCTACTGCGTATTGATCCTTTTGCCCGTTAAAATAATCTAAAGCTTCAGATAATGTTTTTTTAAACTCTCGTTTTTTTGTTTTAATATCTTTCTCATCATCGTAGTCTACATCGAAAACATATTTTTCTTCAAACTCTTCGTTGACTTCCTCTGCATCTAAGTAAGGATTCTTTTCAGATAAGTATTTTTTAAGAACGTAATTCGGGTCTTCTTTGTCCCATTCTTTTTGAGTCTCCATAAAGTCTGAATAAGACCTACCTGTTTTCTCTTTGTAATCTAAATATTTTTCTACATCTTCTGGAATCTTTCTATCACTAGTCTTATCTTTAGATTTAACCAATTCATCAATAGAATCGAATTCAGCTCCGTATTTACTTTTTAAATATTCCTTAACTAAATCCTCATCTAGTTCTGGTTTTGTTTCTTGAAGAGTTTCTCCGTACACTTCTTCTGTTGTTTCTTCCGCTACATCTTCTGTAACTTCTTCAGTAACTTCCTCAACTTGTTCGTCATTAAAGGCCTCTTGATTTAAAGGCTCGTCTTCATAATCAACTGTTTTGAACATACTCATATTTTACTGTTTTAAATTTAATTTAATTATATTGAAAATTTATGCAAAGATAGAATAATTATAAATAATATTTATAGTCTGAAACCATCAAGACCATCCATACCATCTGATTCAAAATCTATAGGTGCTTTATCAGCATTTCTTTGGTCAATCATTTTAGATTGTTGACTTGCTTGTAATTTAGTTCTATCGTCTTTTCTATCTTCCTTAACTGTATCTCTTTGATGTAATACGTCAGACTCTCTTTGTTTTATTTGCATTTGGTATTCAAATTCTTTAGCCATCAACTGCATTTTTAATTCAGCTTCTTTTTGAAGTTCATCTAGCTTGCCTTGATTAACAGCTTGTTGCACTTGCATCTTAATCTGGCCCTCCATCTGTGCTTGTTCTGCTTTAGCTTGAGATGCTGCTTGAGATATTTGTATTTGAGAATCCTGATTGGCTTTTATCTTATCCATTTCTTGTTTCTGCAAATCTTTAGCTCTTTTCTTTTTAGCCATAGATAACACTCTATATGCTAATCCGTAATCCCTAATATTTAATATCGCAAACTTATCTTCAACACCAAGAGTACCAGCTTGTATTTCTAAACTTAAATCAGCTTCTAGTTTTGCTTTTTGCTCATCATCTAAATCTAAGTCTATGAATATTCCAAAGTCATATAAATGCAGGTCCTTAATATCCCTAAGGTCTACCATTGCAGTATTACCTATCTTGTTTATTAAGTCATTTGCTAATGGGCTGTATTCTAATACGTCAGATATTCTATAAGCAATACATTCAGCAATACCTCTAATGATATAGAATGTTGCGTCTTGTAAGTGTCTTGTAGCTACATTAGAATTATATGCTGCAACTTTTTGAAGACCAACTAATGAGTCTTTGTCTGGCATTGTACCATCTCTTGCTTCATTGACACCAGTGACATCTCGTATCATCTGAAGTTTAAATTGGTATTGATTTGTAAGTGCAGTAAGTTTACTTAAGAAACCAGTACTTTGAATTTCCTGTATGACTCTTTTACCACCATTAAACTCTCCTCCGACATTTGTATTCCTTGTGAGGATAGAACCAGTCTGCATAAACATATTAATAGCTTCCGTATGGTCATACTTATTTCCATTGCCTAATGATACTTGAGCAATACCTTCTATATCAATCTCGTGACCATCTGGTCGCATTTGTTGAAGTACTTGCTGTATTTTTAAATTTATAATTTGTAACTCATCTCCAAAAGGAATCATTCTATTTACAAGACTATCAATGTGTCCACTCTCGTGTAACAATGGAGCGCATACTACATAGTTTGACATTACCTTGTTTAAGTTTGATTTAGGTCTAACCATATTTTTAGCTACTTCCCATTTAAGGATTATATCAGTACCTAATACCATTATACCTTCAAACCAAACCTCTTCCTCTTTTTTGAGTACATCATACAATCCATCTTTAGAAGGATTTAAACTTTCATCTCTTTGGATTATTTTCTTACCACCATTCTTGGTTTTCTTTTCTTTCCATACTTTTTGACGAGTACTTTTATAATTGAAATATAATAAACCAACCTTATCTTTAAATGCGTCATTGGCATTGTTTTCGTGTAGGTAGTAATACTTGTTCCAAGAAGAACCTATGCTTTGTATTCTTTCTCTATCGTCATCAGTCAAGTCTGGAAAATCTCTATATACTTCTGAGATTAAACTATTTTTAAATTCACCAAAATAATAACAGTCAGAAAAGTAAGGGTCTTTAGTGTAGCTATAAACAAAGTCGGCTACATCTACATACTCTAATTTAACTCCTTCTGATTTTGTAAATCTATGTTTAGCAGCTCCAAGACCACAAACAACTAAATCTTTAACAAACTTCTTTTTAGTGGTTAGGTTAAATTTATTTTCGTTGAATACAGTTTCTATTGCCATCTGCTCAGATAGTTCAATAGAGGGCTTGTATTTAAGTTGCATGTGAATATCCAGTTCGTCTTTTGTTTCTGGAAGTTCAGCTGGGTCTGTATTAAATGCATTAACACCTAAAGTTTCCTTTGCTTTTAAAAGAAAGTCTTTGGCGTTCATATCTCTCTCTATATTCTTACGATATGATATTCTATTCTCAGATGATATTGGGTCTACAGAAAATGCACGTACATTATAT